CGCCAGTGCGGTCAGGACGGACAGCACCCACAGGGCCAAAGTGTAGCCGGGGTGCGCCGAAATGAAGGCGGTAGCGGTCGTGAGTGCGGTTTTCAGGGCTTTTGCCATGATGCGACTTTACTACGAAGTGCGCGGTTTGTCAACGATGGGAGGCGGACACCTGCCGGGTATTAGGCGGATTTTGGGCGGTTCTGGCATAGGTTCTCGTCCTCTGAATTGGAGGTGGGGGATTGGATCGGATGAATGGGGTGTGGTATCAGGCGCGATGGATATTAGACGCGCGCGGCTTCGCACGTTCGAAAGAGGCGCGGCATTTAATCAGCGGTCTTGTGAGCGCTACGGTATTATCACGTAGTCCGGCACGTCAGCGCTGCTGACTGGTGTGGTCAGCAGATAAGGCAGTATCTTTGAAAACCAGATGCGCTGCCCGAAATTGCTCGGATGGTGAAAGTTATCGCCCATCAACTCAGTGTCAGTCTTCGTGGCTTTCGCTGCTTCCCAAGCGGCGTCGATATCCACGAAAGGACTTCCAGTCGCCGCCGCCACGTCGTGGATACCCTGATTGTAAGCGAGGATTTCCGTTAGATTGTGGTTTTCCCACGCTGCGTTTTCACGGAAAAACCCGACAAGAATGGCGCGCGAACCCGCCGCTTGAATGTCGTTGATGACAGATGTCAGATCGGACTTGAACGAATCCAACATAGACATCCCATTGCTGTGATCGTTCATCCCAAACGCGATGATTATTACGTCTGGCGGGGTCAGCAAAATTGTCGGAAGCGCGGCCTTCAGGTAAGTGATGGATGACCCACTAAGACTGAAATTCGTAACCGATGCTTTCTCGCGGAAGAATTTGCGTAGCAGCCCGACGTAGCCATCACTGTCGTTACCGTAGTTTTGACGACTAATCGTATTGGCTGATGCGGTGATGCTGTCGCCCGCCGCGAAAATGCTTGTCGGGGCAGCCGCGGCGAGCGCCGGTATCGTTACAGGTGCTCGGTGCGTGATGTAGTCCACGTATACGTGATAATAGAACACGTATGGTGGGTTTCTTGGCGTATCGACCCAATGGAACGTTACGCCGTCCGGGTTCATGTTGATCGAATAATTGTCAAAGTCGTAGATTGCCGACCCTGAAACACGGGCAATCCCAGTGCCCACTTTAACGTAATCAACACCCTCTACGAAATCGACGCGCTGTCCGCCATCAATGTAACCATAGACCGCCTTAATCTCGTCAACCGGGTTCAGCAGCGGCCTCGGAGTTGTGCCGTGGAACGCGACGACCTCCCCACGGATTAGGACATTGGGCTTGAATAGATTCGGCTTTACCTCGGCAACTGCAAATCCAGTCATCAATACAACCCCAAACAACGCGATGATCAGTCGGATTCTCATTTGCCTATTCTCGCTTTCCTGCGCGAATTATAGGCAGATGCGACTTTAGATGGAAGGTTAAAGTCTGGAATCAAACTCGATCCATGCACCGCCCGCCGCCGCTCGCAAAATGCCGCTCACGCCCGCAGTCGCCCCGGATACAGTTTGGAATAGGGTAGCCCCGTTTTGTGATTGGCCGGACGGCATCAAGCCAACATCAGTCGGCGTCAAATTCAATCCCGGCATCGACACGACAAAAGTGGATGCCCCACTGTGACTGAATGTGGGGTTCTTAAATTTCTCGACCGCGAACTTGTAGAATGCCCGCGCTTGAAAATCCGCAGAGGCGTAGGCAAGAGCAAACGCCCCGTCCTCGACCTCGTGAATTCGCTCGTAATAGCGGCGACACAAATCAAGTTCGACCTGATAAGGCCGGCGCTCATCGAAGATGCGGGGATTATTTGTCCAGTCCCCTTCCATAAGGGAAACCTGAAGTATCCGGAGCGAGAATTCGCCAGACGCCGGGCCGTCAATGTTAACGATGATGCAGTCGTCGTTATTGCTACCGATCGATTTCCCTTCAATCGATGCGAGGGTCATCTTATGATAGATGATTGACGGGTTTGCTCCATCTGTGCCGACAGTCGTTGTTTTTGTTGCGCCCACGACATCTGCGGAGGGCGCCCCTCCTGCCCCGAAGGATTGATCGATGCGCGTTGTAACGTCCCTAACCGCAAGACTATCATAGCACCTGATCGCAAGGGTTACCTCGCGACCATTGAGCACCTGCACCCCTTCGACCTTCTGACGGATGCGCGCCCCTGACGTCCCAGCCGTCCTCTGCCACGCGAGAAGGCCACGCGCGCCGTTCTTCATCGCATATGCGTTGGGGGTCGAAACGATCGCCAAGGTGTCTGTTGCGCCAGAGCCAAACGTTACTACTTCCCACTGATCGCAGACGAACCCACTGAGCGTGACTGTGACGCCCGCCTGGTCGATATCGAATGCACCATTGATGATCTTGTCGCGAAATCCGCCCAATATCCCTACGTCGAGGTTTTTCCGCGCGGCAGGCGGATCAACTTCGCTAAGATTGTTGCTCACCCTAAGTGTTGACTCCTCACCTAGAACGGTAGCCGCACGCCAAGACGTTTTGTCCGAATTCGGCCACACCATGGCAGCCGTCCCGGTAGACAGTGCAAGGCTCGCTGTCCCTTCGACTGTCTCCGAGGCATCCGGAACGACGGTAAGCGTACCAGCACCTACGTTTAGGAAGAAGTACGTTTCGTTCTGCGACGCTGAGAGGGATGAAAGATTTGCCGTTACAGCGGTTGCCTTGTTAAAGACCAAGAGTTTGCCAGCGTCATTTTTCGTAACCGTGTAATCGGCCGTTTTAATCGTCTCTGGTAATTTATTGAACAAGCCGTCGCCAGAGAATGTCATCGGAGGCGACCAATCTCCGCTAGTCGCCGACGCCTTCACGAAGATGACCGGCACGTCGCCGATGCCGTCGCCATCAGTCGAGAGGTACACGAAGTTGGCTGGCTCCGCGTCATACGCCGAACGTCCTGCCAGCGTGCCAACCGCGTCGGTCTGTAGGCCTTTACCAATCGGACCTTGGATGCCTTGAATGCCCTGCTCGCCTTGATCACCTCGCGGAATCGTAAAGTTCAATTGGACGTCTGCGGTTGCGTCACCATCGGTTACGGCGGCGCTTGATCCGGGAGCACCTGTCGTAGTGCTGCCGACATAGACCGCAGCGGCGCGGGGAATCGTGAAGTCCAGCACCGCAGCGTTGCTGGTCCCTGAATTGGAAACGTCGGGAGGAAGGCCGGGGTTGCCTGAAGTGACCGTTCCAACCGCGATTGTTGCGGCGGTGCCCGCAGCACCCAGAGTCATCCAGTTCGCGCTCGGAGGCTGACTGTTCGTGTTCGCCGCAGTCGCCATATAGGCACTGCCGCTCAACGACACGACATCGTTGACGGCGTAGGCAGTCGCGCTACTCCACGCTCCGCGAGGGTTGACGCCTTTGTAAACGCCTACGAATGACCACAGCCCGCCCGATTTGAGCCAGAGCTTGCCGGTTGTGGCCTGAAAGGCATATTGTCCGTCATCGCCGAGCGACGGATCGGGGACCGTCGCTGTCGGCGGGACGAAGTGATAGAACCCTTCGGTGTTAAGGGCCGCAACGATATCCTTTGCGTCTTCGGCCACTTGTACGTCGTCGAAGCGCAGCGACGAGCACTTATAGACCACGTAGTTCTTGCCCGTGACAGCGCCACCGGACCACCCAACCAACTGGCCATGCGTTGCATCCGTCACGTCACTGATCAGCACCGCCGCGCCACCGTCGATAGAGATCATGTCTCCTTCAACGACGTTCGGCCCCGTCCAGATGCCGCCGGACACAGTGACCGCACCGCCAGTCGTGACAGCAACGGTTCCAGTCGAATATGTATTAAGCGCCATGGTTAAGTCCCGCTAGAATTGAATTGAGTTCGGCCGGCGTCTTCGCCGCGTCGATTGCCAGAAGCGCCGTCTGGCGCTGTAGCTCGCGCGCATCGGCAAGCGTCATCGGATCCAGTTTGGAGAGGATTAGATCGGCGAGCTGAGCGGGAGTAAGCCCGCGTAGTTCCGCCTCTTTGGCGATCGCCATACCGGCGCAATCGCCCGCCTTCACAGCGCGTGCAATCTCACGTTTTCGCTTCCACGCCGATTCCTGCATTGCAGATAGGCTGGCCAGATTGGTGAAATGCGCGTTCACCTTCACAGCCGCGCCGTCGCGATAAGCAGGCATTGGATCAATGGAAATCTTCACGGTTGCACCGCCTCCACTTCAAACAGAGCATCTCGATACGGCCACAAGCTAAACTTCACGCGATAGATGCACGGCACCGGAATTGATATCTCCAATTCGTGGTCATCCATAACGATGTTGTAGACGCTGTTCCCGCCCGATCCGACGTCACAGCGAGCGCCCTTCGGGATACCAAGAAACACCGCTGCGTCTGACGTGCCTGCGCGGACGGTTTTTGCGGAAAGCGTGATCGCCATCACTGGACGTTCGGCCAATGTGTCACTTGCGATGTACCATTCATCGGGCGATACAAGGCGACGATCCTCCTTCACCCATTGCTGACCTAGATCACGCATAATTTTTTCGGTGCCAGCGTAGTCATCATGGAAAAGCTGGTTGCCCTGCGTAATCCGGCCCGACTCGTCGTAAACGGCGTACATCATCAGAGATAATTCCTGAAAATCGCGTAGTTCACATAAAGCGGGTAGTAGTAACCGGCGTCTCTGCGGCACCAATCAATGATGTAAAGACCATCGGTGCCCATGATTGCACCTCCGCCTCCCTGTTGGTTGTTTGGCGTCACTCGCAGTCCATTGTAACCGGCGGTGACGTGCTGGATGGTGCCGTCATTGCTGCCCGCCTGCTTCTGGCAACGCCACATCACCATGAATAACGGGTGCGTCCCCGTTGGTGTGCTAGGCCGCGACGATGCATACTTGATAACAGCCTGCCCCACGGCAGCGGCGGGGATATGTTCAGATGTGTCGAAACTGGCGTAGTTGTTCGTCCACAGACGCAGCGGCGTTTGATTGGCGTCAAAGATGACTTGGTCGAACGCCGCACCTGCGGCATCAACACCAGCAACAGAAACGCGGAACGGCGCACTACCGCCCTGCAACCTTAACCTCCGCGTCATGACAGCACTCGGCTATAGACGGCATACCAGATTTGAATTGGCGCGGACACTGACATCGTTGACCCGTCACTGGCGATAGTCGCGTAAGAATCCTGGTAACTCGTATCGCCACGTTTCCAGATAGGAGATGGACGGATAGGCCCCTTCGCATTCGAAGGAATGACGATGTCTGGTAAGCCTGTCAGGTCGCTAATGCCCGTGATCGTCACGAAGGGCTTCGCGCCGTAGCCAAGCGCAACCGCCCCGCTCCCGCTGATCGTGCCCAACTTGAGCAGGTTGCTATACCGCGCCGACATCATGAGAATCATGTTTGCCGGATCGGCGGTCAGCGCATCATAACCAGACTTCGATACATAGATTCCCGGCACGCCATCACGGGGGCCGATGCGAATGCGTCGGGTCATGCCGTCACCGGGATTTCATAGATGATATATCCGACGCGACAGCCGTAATAGATGTAACTCGATCCGTCGTAATCGGTGTTGGACCATGTGTTGATTTTCGCGACATCGCTATAAGCCCATGCGCGCTCGCCGTTAAATTCCCAGTCCCCCGTCCCGGTGCCGTTTATTTTCGAGAACTTCCGATAGTCGTCATAAATTGTGTTCCCGTTGACAACGCGCGCCTCGACGAAGGGTATGTATCCGAGCGTGTGCGCGACCGCGACAAGCCATGGGTTGTTTCTGGTAAACAATGCGCTGCTATCATCGATAGCGCCTGGTGTTGGTCCCGGCCATGACGGTACTGGCGACGGTGGGTCCACATATCCATACTTGTGGACGCGGACGATGTCAGTCCAATCTGAATTGAATGAGAACTTATTGACGTCGTTGGCATCATCGGCCACGGCGTCGTAACCGACGAGCGTTGTTCGAAGCCCGTAACTGCTACCCATATTCCCGAGACGAACGCGGCGAGTGCTCATCAGTCGTAAAAGTCCAGATATCCGCTGTCGAGATTGAAATCGACCTTGCCGTTTGTGCTTTGGATTTGTCCCGCAGTAACAAGCCCGATATTCGCTGCAATCGCGCTCAGCGTGGCGACACTGATACTGCGCGCCGTGATCATTCCATCTCCGATCATATCGCCGCGCCAAACAATTTTCGCGACACCGCTGACGTTCGCGATCGTGAAGACAGGTATCGGAGCCCCGCCAGTCGAGCCGGGGAACGTTACAAGGAAATTGTTAGCGTTGACCGTGAAAGTGCTGGACGCGCCGTCACCGTTAAGATGAACAGCGCCAACTATCGCACCGTTGATGTCAATAACCACACCCCATCGCGCCGCAGCGTAGCCGTCCAGCGTTGCGACAGCTTGGCTAACCGTGTTGACGGATGAGAACGATGGACCGAGTTTTGCAGAAATTTCAGTGTCGAGTGCGCCAACGGCGGCATTCGCATCGGCTGCCGCTTGAGCGGTTTCGTTTACCTGGCCTTCCGCACCATTCGCCCCGGCGAAGAGCCGCGTGATGTTTTCCGCCATCGCAGCATCAGCATCGGCCGCCGTGGTCTGGACGCTCTCAATGAACGCTTTGTTGTCTTTATACAGCGACGACTGCTGTGATCTGACTTCTTTCTTGTCTAGGAAGGTGCGGCCCGTCGTCTGTTGAACCACCGCAGCAAGACGCGCGATGCGTTTGTCCCGCTCGTCTAAGGCCGATTGGAATACATCCGTGACTTGCTTTCGGATCGCTTCAGTTACCGAATTGATCGTCACTGAGTTGGCCATGACTTCGATCGTCGGCGCAGCAACACTCACCTGTGAATAAGGCCCAGGAAATTTCCCGATTGCCTGCACTCGCAAGGTTAAAGCCCCAAGCGTGACGATCTTTTCGAATTTGCTGTCTTGACCTTGATAGACTTCCGTCCACGTATTTCCGTCGTCATAACTGACCTCGGCGCGGTAGTAGAACGCGCCTGACGACGGGAACCAACCTGCTCTCAGCGTGGGCTCGGCCACACCCTGACCGAACATCGCGTTGAGGCCGACGATCAGCAATTGCCCGTTCGCCGGGAACTGACCGACCGGCAAGATCGGCGGATCGCCCAAATCGGTCACGTGAACTCGCTCATCGTCGATGACGAGCGCCAATGTAAACGTTTCTCCGTTCGGCTGCCCCGTCAGCACTTTTACTAGCTTTGACTGATTATCCGCCGTTCCGAGTGCATAGGTCGGATACTCACCGCCATCTGCGCGCGCCAATACTGCGGCAAGTGTCGTGCTCTGCTGGCCTTCGACGGTAGCTAGATCGCTACTATTCAAAACTGCTTTAGAGTCATCCGTGCCACTTCGCGTAACCTGAATCGGCCCGAACTCCTTTCCGTTCGGCTTGCGTAGACGGATATAGTACGTTCCTCCGCTCCATGTCGGCGGCGGGTCGAGCGTAAGCGTCAGGTCATCTTGATCGATGACGGCGCCGGAGTATCCATAATCCTGCGGCAGTTCGGATTGCAGGCGCAGCGTCGCGCCCATAGTGATGGCGCGGCCTTCATACTCGCAGCCGATACTGCCGGTCTCGCGGCGATAGATTGAGCAGAGATAGTAGAACGCGCACTCGCGGTAAGCGTGATTCCGGTTGACGATGCCGTTGATCCGCTTCGTTTCCGGCCGGGTCGCGGTAAACATCTCCGTGTTTGGCGGATACTGCACGGTCGCCGGCAACCATGTATTCTCGTCGATATACTCCACGATTACGGCGTCGGGATCTTCCTCGCCCAACATCGCATATTCGAATGATGTGCTGTCGCGTACGATCTCGCGATCGGTCAGCATCATCGTCGGGACGGTTTCCCATTGGTCCCGCACCAGCGACAACGTATCGCCAAGCCACATATGCCGCGAGCGAGATGGCGTGATCGCCGTATCAAACGCTTCTGGCACCGCGACGGCAGATTTAAATACATAATCGAAGTTATCGTCGCGCGCTGTGCAACCGGTCGCATGATTCACGAGCGCATTGAAATCGATTTTCGCAGGCTGGATCTCCGCGCCGTACTGCGGATTCGTCGCCATATCGTAGAGCGCCCACGCCGGGCTACGTGTCGCCTGCGTAACGAATTGGCTACCATCCCATACCGACAACTTACGTGTGCCGAGCACACCGAACTTGAATGATCCTTGGGTCCCCTCCGACGCCTTGAGACGAATGGCGATCGTAGAGACTGGGAACTGACTATCGCCACGCAGATAGGCTCGGAGCCCACCCCAGACCAGCTCCGCTGCACCTTTGTTGTCCGCAGGGACGCCCTCGTTGCGGCGGAAGCGAACTTCATAACGGCCATCACTTGGCAGTGCTGCGATAATGGTCCCGCGCTGCGGCGACTTCGTGCCGACATGCAACACTTGAGTGGACAGGTTGAAATAATCACCCGTTGCCGCTCCAGCGTCGTTGATCGCCCGCGCCTCGGCTGTGACGCCAACGTCAATCGGCCCGATCTCGCCCTGCTTGCCCCAAATTATATAGCAGCCCGCCGGGAACACATAATCGACGGCGATCTGATACGCCTTTGTACCTGGCGGATTGGCGGCGAACGGACCTAGCCATGCGCCAGGCGAAGGCGAGTGACCGTCGCCATATTCGTTGCCGGCGTCCCCCTCCGGCGATGGAACATGCAATCCAGTTCCATTCGGAACCTGAATGCCATTGACTTCGTCAGATTGCGCGACATTGACGGGGAAGAGCGTGATCGTTTCGTTGGGCTCATAGAACTCAATTTGAGCCGACGAAAATCCTTCCTGAACGCCGCCATCCTTGGTCCAGAACAACGTGTCGCTGTTGTAGATCGACTCGTAGTCCATGCTGCCCATGGTGACGGAGAGCAGAACGTTCAAATATTGATCGTTGCCTTGAAACTCGCCCCAGGGCGTCGCGGCGAAGTCGGGATAATCCCTGTTCCGGCCGTACCAGATCGGAAGCGGCTGTCCGAGACGCGCACGGTTGCCTTGCGCTGACGCCGTGTAGATCTGATCGGTCGGCGTGCCGTCGTTCGTCGCGCCCTGTTTCGGTGCCACGAGCGCATTGACCAACAGAGCGCCGCCAAGGCCGATAGCACCGGTAACGAGACCTCCGGCGATGGCGGACCCACCGAAATAGGAGGCAGCGAGGACAGGCCCCGCCCAAGCCGCGAATGCCGCAACGGCGACCAGTGCGACAAGCCCGAGGACTTGTTTGCCCTGTTTGCCGCCGCGTGGGACGGAAATGAAACAGACGTTGTCGTTCGCCGCAATGCGGGTCTTGCGCCAGTCTTTGCGAAGAACCGCATCGCCATTAACAGTCAGGTACGTTGGCAGTCGCGTCCGGAATTGCCAGCCGTAGCGCGGGTCTCGCGTGGCCCAGCCTGTGCGGCGTATGAAGGCCGTGACCGTCTCACCCTTGCGGGGGGCGGCCTGTGCGACCTCTAAGCCCGGCGCGACGACATGCAGCACCGGCCGACGCGCGGGGGCGCTGCGCCGTTCACGAGGCATCTTAGCCGGGAGTTTGGGGAGCGTAGCTGTCACGTTGACAAACTACCACACTAGTAGTAAAATTGCAAGCGCTACGTCAGCGGTTCGAAAAATCTCAGTTGCCGCCAGCCCTGCTGACGAAGCGCGAGCGGCGCCTCAAAACAGACACCTGCATGTTCGTCACAATGGATGATCTTGCCTTCCGGCTTCATCCAGACGCCGATGTGGCCCGGTATCCGCAAATGCGCCATAAGACACAGAGCGCCGTCCTGAGCGATAACGATGCCGCCCGGACCGTTCGGCACCTCGCGCCAGTTGGCGCGCTCCTGGTGTCCGTCAAAGGCTTGAAGCACCCATCGCTTGGATAGGTCCGCCGGCACCGCGACGGAGGGCAGGGCGCGCCCGAATAACTCGCGCTGGACGTAGCAGGCGAAGTCCCAGCAATTGCCATCTCGCCATGACCAGGGCTGGCCGATTAGCGCGGCGAGGAAGCTCGCGCGATTCACGATTTCAACGAGGCAACCTGCGCCGCAACTGTGCTGGTCGCCATAGCATTCGTGTCGCATTGAGTCTGCAAATCCGTCAGCGCGGACCGCATGGACGTCAGTTCTTCCGTCAGCGCCTCGACTGCGGCAATCAACCGATCCGTCTTGGTCCGTACTTCGTGTTCGCGGATACTCATAGTGGTGGCTCCTTTATCCCGGCAACAGGCTTCTAAATTGCGTCGTATTGTAGTTCTGATCGGCGCGGGGGAAACGCTTGTTCTGCAAGTTGCCGACCATGATCGTCCCGGTGAGCGTCGCAGCCTTCACCGTGACCTTCGACAGGATGAATTGTACGGGGCCGTAAGCCGGTTCGGACAGGTCGCTGCCAAGATACTCGCGATATGTCACCTTGACGTAAGCGCGAACCCCGAGCGCAGCGCGTATCTTCGGCAACAATTCGCGTTTGACGTTGTCGATCGACACCTTGCACTGCGGCGGTTGGCCCTCTCGCTGTTCCGGGTATTCCGCCTTGAACGGGCAGGCGACGTGGTTGACCATTGCGCCTTGGTTCACGTCGCTCCCGGCCTCGATACCTAATTCAATGTCGTCCGCCACATTGGCGACAACGTAAACCGGTTGATCGAACGACGGATGTTCCAGTTCCAGGGTGCAGTAGAGCACTTCATCTGGCGGGCAGCACGCGTTGGCTTCGAGTATCGCTTCGGAATGCGTCGCCATCAAACACCATACACGCGTAGTTGCATCTGCACGTCGACCAGTTCGTCGGTCACAGGGTCATATTGAATAGGGCTTGACAGATTGAACTGGCACACCTTCGTTTCGAACGCAGCCCCGGTCCAAACACTCATGTTGAATCGTCCTGTCCCGCCGCCGATCGTGGTGCCGTACCAGGTTTTGAACGTCGCGAGTTCTGCCAACGTCATGCGGATGCGCTGTGTGATCAGTGAGACGTTATCGCCGGGCCGACGACGGGATCGGACGTTCCCGCCTTCCATCTCCGTGACGATCGGTCCCGGCCCCCAGCCTTGCAACTGGAATCCGTTGACCAATGGAGCATCGGTAATCGCAGGCCAGTTAGGAATTGCCATTACGTTCCGAACCCTGCCTGCCGCGCGGCAAACGCCTTGCTGATGTCGCCGTTTTTGCTGGCGTCGTCGAGCATGACGCCTTTGACGGCATCCCGAATCAACACGTCAATGCTGCCGTCGGCATTCTGCCGCGTGCCGCCTTGCTCGACGTGGCCGCTCGACTGATTGATGATGTTGATGGTCGGTCCCCCATTATCGTTGCTTGCGCCGCGCGGGATGATGCGCTCCCCGCGTTGCAAGATCGCGGGCACTTCATCCGGCGCCAGTTCGGCAATACCGCCGTTATGGTAGCGCGGAGCGCCGAGGAACATCGCAGGCATAACCGACCGCATGACGTTGCCGCCGCCTGCGACGCCTCCTGAGTGGTGGATGGCAGCGAGCCCGCCGACACCCATCGTGGCGCTTGCACCGCCGCCACCGAACAACGTCCCGAGAATGCCGCCAATACCACCGCCGCCGATTCCCCCAATCGCGCCTTTGAGCGCGTTGAAGATCGGCATGACGATATACATCTTGATCAACATCTCTTCGAGCGCACGAATCACCGTCTTGCCAAGGTCGGCGAAGCCCTGCGACGCGGACTTCGTGCCGTCGAAAATGTCGGCGAGCCCGGTCGTGATGCTGCTGAAGGACGACGTAGCGAACTGATCGATTTGCTTGTTCACATTCGACGCGTCGTTCAGCGCTTGCTGCAATTGAGGCATGTTGGAGCCTGTCACGCTTGCTGCGTCCGCCATATCGCGCGTGTTCTTGGACAAGACGTTGAGCGCCGCCGCCATCTGCTGTGCGTTGTTCGGATCGAGCAGTTTCTTATCGATCCACATCTGCAACGTGTCGGCGGCGGCCTTGTTTGCCGCGTCCAGGTTGAACACGCCGATGGAGACTTGCTGTTGCACGCGCGACATTTCCGCCTGCGCGCGCACGGCGTTCAGGATGGCATCCTTATATTTGCCGACGCCGACGCCGGTTTGCAGGAACGCGGCAGCCAGTTCAAGTTCTTTGGATTTGACCTGATCTTCGACTGTCGCAAGATCGCCGAGCAACGAAATCTGTTGCTGCTGGCGCATGATGCGGTTCATCTGTTCTTCACGCGTAACAGGCGAGGCGGGCGGCTTGTTCGCACCGGCCGCACCAGGCTCGGGAACGAAACCTGAGCGCCAGCTTTTCGCCCAACTGTCCAACCCCTTTTGCAGCGCGGAGTTGTCATTCGCCGGGTTAGGACCGGCGGCGCCGAACCGCGCGGAGAATGAGTCGCCGCTCGACATGTAAGTCTTCGTCGCGGCCACGCCGGCGGAAACCGCGGCGCCTACCGGTCCGAGACCCATGGTCATCACAGCCGTCGCAACCGTCGCGCCGAGACTGAGTAGCGTTTTCAACCAGTCGGGAACGACGATCTTCGTCAGCGCATCGCCGATGGTGACCGCCGCCGCTTTGAAACCGTTGACGAGTTTGGTGACTGTCGTATCCCACGCCTTGTCGAACTCGCGAGCCTTCGCGATCATGTTCTCTTCGGCGGCGTCGTTGAACTTGACCGTCCCGGCAGTCGCAGTGTCGATGCCGCGCGACAGGTCGCGCATATAACGGACCCACTGTTCGTTCGCAGGCAAACCCGCCTCGACCAACAACTTCTGTGCCTGCTGATCATCCTTGGCGCGCGCGACAAGGTCCGCGACCTTTTGCATCGCGTCCTGCAAATTTTTGACTGGACCAATGCCGTTCGCGCGGAACAAGCCGACAAGATCGCCCATGTTGCGCTTCGCAAGATACACCTGATCGCCGAACGACTTCATGCCTGCGGCGAATTCATCGGTGTTGATGCCGCGACCACCAGCGACTTGTTCGAGTCCGTGCAATAACGATCGCGTGGTGTTGATCGACTTCGCCAGGTCGTCCATTGCCTTCGAACTGTCGACGGCGTTCTTGATCAGCGCGAGCAGACCGATAGCAATGCCGGCGACGCCAACCGTGAGCAGCCGCATCGGCGTTAGGACTTTCGCGATACCGGACCCGATTTCCACAAACAGACCCTTGATGCCCTTCTCCGACATCGCGGCAATCTGACCGATCTGGCCTGCCTGTTGCGCGAAAATAATCATGGGCGATTGACCCATGACGAGACCTTGCGCCACGTCGACCAACTGAAACGACAAGTTGCGCGCGTCGAAACTGAGCCCCTGCATCGCTTTGCCGGCGCGCGCGGCGCCTGTTGCGGTCTGTTCGAAAAAGTCGTCTTTGGCAGAAACGCCACGAATCGAATTCACCTGCGACGTGAACGCGACCTTCGTGCTCATGAGGGCGTCGGCGTATTCTTTTTGACTGATAGCGCCTTGCCGCAACGCGCCACGAAGATCGATCAGTTCTTGCCTATACTGGCGCTGCGCGGCGAACAGCGGGTTGAAGCGGGCGCGGAGCGCATCCATCGCCTGACCCTGCTGGATCATTTCGGCAATACCGCCGCCACCCGTGACGCCGGTTGCGGCGTTGATCCGCCGCTGTGCATCGCTCAGTTGTCGGTATTCGTTCGCGAGGCGGGTCACGGTCGCCGACTGCGCGCCGAGAGCCTGTCCGGTACGGCCTGCGCTGTTCGCGAGACCGTCGGACGCGGGCTTGGCGCGATTGACCGCGTCGACCATTCCGTCGACCGCCGTCTGCGCGCCCTTGGCAGCCGGCACCATGTCCTGCATCGCGCCCTTGGCGCGCGCCAATGGAGCGCTGTCGACCGCGAAACCGAGAGTGGCTAAATCAGCCATTACCGAACAGCCTCTTGACCAGTGAAGGCGTCACGGGTTCTTCCGGCGGAGGCGGGCCGTACACATAGCGTTGATCGAGCGCGCGAATGGCAGCCAATTCCCAAGGTCGCAACTGAACGCCGGTCAACGCACACCATGCTGATATTTCGGTATGAT